CATCACCTATCTTTACCCAGACCGCTGGGAGCGATACGTGATCCTGATGCCGCCGCCAAGGCTCGCTAAGGGTGACGGCTACTTCGAGCCTGACACTGGCCGCATTTTGTCGGAAACGAAGGGCATCAACTACCACGGGCGCATCCCGGTAGAGTTTTGCTCATGGGATGAAGGGTTTGGCGTTGTGGCGTCTAGCGGACTGCCGCAGATCTATAACATCGCCAAGGTGGCGTGGGACCTCTTCCAGCAAAACTCCGAGCTTCGCAACATCATGCGCGGGCAGACCTTCGCCCAGCTGATAAAGCCACGACCGCAAGGTGTCGGCGCTGGTCAAACGTCGGTAGGTATTGGCAACTACCTCACCGAAGACGAGTCAAGCAAGGGCATCACGCGGTACATTAATCCGTCTGCAGAGTCGGCGAACGTGTACGAAAAGCGCATGGAAGGCACGACCGCGATGCTGCATGCGATCTCGGGTCTAGACCTCAACTCGCGGCGCTACACCGAGACAGCGGAAGCGATGCGCATCAGGTTCCAGCAGACATCGAGCATGCTTCGGAATGCCGCGAAAAACCTAGAGCTGTGCGAGCGCAACTTGATTGTCATTGCTGGCCGGGCAATGTCATTTCGTGACTCCGTGCTTGATGGCATTGAGGTCATCCGTGCGACGGTGTTTGATGTCGATAGGTACTCAACCCAGATTGATGAATCTCTCAAAGGATTAGCGATTCCCTGGGGACCTGAAGCCATCAAATCAATTATGCGCAGAACAATCCGGTCGCTAGTGCCAAGTTCCACGGAATCAGATCTCAACATGCTCGATGCTGAGATTAGTACTACCGTTGATAAGTCGTATGATAGCATTCACGCCGCTGCACTTAACGGCGCAGCTGCTACCTCAGTAACCGCACAATAGGAGCATCGCACCCATGTCCACCAATACACGCGACAAAGCAATCGGCGAGGAGCTAGTTCTCGCGGCTGGCCCCATCAATTCTAAGCTGTGCTTTGAGTTCCAGGGCGGCGGCAGTTCTGGCGCTGTGCCGTGCTCGCCAGACTTTGTGTTTGGCCGCGCCAAGGATTCCACCGTTGCAGCGCTGCTGACCAAGGGCCTGTTTATGATCTTGGCTGGGGCCGCGCTGCCAGCCCTTGACGAGCAAAACAGCTCGGCTCTGTTTGATGTGTGCCCAGCCGGTGCCAAGCCTGACTACGTGCTAGACGAGCATGATGGTCTGCACCTTGTGCTGCGCGAGCTGGATGACGATATGGAAGTGGCCGGTGCTGTGGTTGGCGCTGACTACATCGTCGGCACCAATGGTCTTGCCGCGAAGGTTGGCGACAGCAACTACCCTTCCGGGGTGACGACTCCTTACGTGGTGGGTGTTGGCTTCCCGAACAGCCGCATCATGCTTGGCCTTGGGTCGCGAAGTGGCGCAGCGAACCTGTCTGGTATCAGCCTAGTGGACAGTACCGTCATTACCGGCATCGCCTTTGCCGAGTTTGATAAAAAGGTCACTGTTGATACGCGCTCGCTGCTGGCTGGTGACGGACTGAGCCTGACTGCGTTGATCTCTCTTGTCGCTCCCGCGCTGACCAAGTTCCAAGCGCGCGTCAAGCTGGGCGGCACCGTGATCGCCACCTTTGCAGCGCTTGATCCGGTCAACGCTGGCGATACGTTGGCCATTAAGCTCGACGCCTACGTCGTGACCCCAGGCGACCCAGGCGCGGTCAAGGTCATGGCCACGGCAAGCCTGAAGGGCGACACTGCCGTTGTGTCCTCTGATGCCAATTCCGCAGCCAACATCGTTGTCGACTTGTCCAGCGACCTGACGGACATCACGATCGAAGGTCTGTTTGATGTGGCCGGTGCCAACTCGGCCAAGGTCACGATGCTCCGCGTGCATCCGCACCGTGGCGGCGAGTCCGCATAGTTAACTAGGCGCAAGCGAATAGAAAACCCGGTAGGAGAAAACGATCATGAACAAGAGACTCTTAGCAGGACTTATCCCCGCCCTCGGTCTGTCGATGGGCACCATGTGCTGCATTATGGCCGAGAACGCATCGGCAGATGGGGCTACCGGCGGCGGCGCAGCTACGCCACCCGTGCAGCCGGTAATCACGCCCGTTGTGGTCCCTGCAGCGCCAGCTCCAATCGCCGTGCCTGCGGTTACGCCAGCTGCCAGTGGACAGCAGCCGCAGCAGCCGACCTACATCACGCATGAGGAGTATCGCAAGGGGCAGGCCGAGCAAGCCGAGATGATCAAGTCAACGCTCCAGGAGCTGCTGAGCAAGGTCATCAATCCAGGCCAGACCGCGCCACCTGTGGCCGCTGCAACCCCGCCAGCCGCTCCCGCCGCGCCACCGGTTCCACCGCATCCGCAAGCACCGCCACCAGCGCCCGCGCCAGCTCCACAGCCAGCGCAGAACCTGATGTCCGATCCTGCGTTTTTGGCGATGCAAGGTAAGCAAGAGCAAGCGCTTGCTGAGCAGAAAAAGCTGGCCGATGAGCTGGCCAAGATGCGCTCCGAAAAGGAAGCCGCTGAAGAGAAGGCCAAGATCATCGACACGCAGATGGCAGTGCGCAAGGCCCTGGAAAACAACACCATGTACCGGCTCACTCCCAACGCTGTCACTACTGCAGCCGAGATGCTGATGCTAAAGGGTGCCATCGGTCGCGGTGGAGACGGCCAGCTGTACATCAACCTTGGCAACGATCCCGCTACCGGAAAGCCAAAGCACGAGCTGCTAGATAAGGGCGTAAATGCGTGGCTTGACCTGCCAGATGGCGTTGTCTTTCGCCAGGCTGTGCCAGCCGGGATGGGATTCCAGGCCAGCGCTGGCAGCGGTGTCCCGCTGAGTTTTCCGCAGGGCACTCCTGGTCGGCATCCGCAGTTTAGTCAGGCGTCTTTTGCTACCGAGATGGCCAAAGCAAACGGCAAGTAAACTCGTTTTAATCGCGCTGGTTTCGGCCACGCATTGATCACTTGAGAGGGAAGCCTCTCATAAAAGGAGCCTCTTCATGTCCAGCCAGTTTTATACTCAGATCGACGCTTGGGCGCTGACTGAGCTGTCGTTCAATCGCCAAGTCTTTGCCAACTCGTTCCGAGCGAACCAGCTGGCTCAGCTCATGAGCTTTGACACGGTGCTTGACGGCAGCAACAGCAAGTCTGTGTTCCGTCGGGCCTATGGCGAGTTCACTGACATCAAGTACCTATCCCCGAACTCCGCGATCCTGAACACCAAAGACCCCAAGATTGTCGAGATCCGCTCGATGATCCGAGATGCCGTTGCGCAGCCCGCGATGTCCGGCATCCTGCGTCGCGCGTTCACCAACAACCCAGCCCGTCAGCCTGACCCGCTGGCCGCCAAGGCCATGCTTGTCATGCAAGAGCTGGCGCGCGGCGCCTGGGCTACTGCCATCACCGGCAAGTACACCGACAGTTGCACCATCGCGAGCAATGGCAGCTTGACTGCGGCGTTTGTCGCTGGCTCGATCAATGCCAGCGCCTACAACTGGGCGGTCAATGGCAATGGCCGTCTGAAGTTTGCGGGTGGCACTAAGAAGGCTTCGTACTCGGCTCCTGGCGATCCCGATTACGGCGAAGAGAGCGCCGCGCTTGCTCCTGGAGATGTCGTCAAGCTGCGCTCCGCGCACAAGGACGCCTACATAGAGTTTACCGTTGGCGCGCTGCCAGCCGGTGACGCTCAGGCTGAGCTGATTTTCTCTACCACTACCAACCAGCCCGACGGCCTGATTGCCCTGATGGAATCCGGTCAGAAGTCGAGCTTTGGCGTTCCCACCGCAGTGACCTTTGAGCACCTGGATGCGCTCATCGACCAACTGCATGGTGCGTACCGGAACAACCGCATGACCGTGCTCTGCATGGATGCGGCCCAGAAGCGCGCGCTCAAGTCCCTGAATCGCATGATGGGTGGCAGCACGCTAGAGACTGCCGAGATGTGGGAACTCATGGTGAACGTGCCCGACGACCTCAAGTCGCTGGCGCTCGACAAAGTGGAGATCTACAACGGCCACCCACTGCTGACTATCGACGACATGCCGACCAAGCTGATCGCCGGTAAGGTCACCAAGCCGATTATCGCGGTCTGCCTGGACCCGATGGTAAGCGAAGGCATGGGCGTTGATCACGGTGGCTTCTACGGCCTGCTGCGCGGTGGACCAAACCAGAACGTCGTGCAACAGCACGGCTTTGGCTGGAACATCCGTGACCTCGGACTTGCCTACGAGAAGGACGAGGAAGCCATCCGCATCACGCTGTCGCATGCTTGGGCGCTCGGCTCCAGTGGCGCGGCGTCCATGAAGGAAGGCTTTTTCAATACCTAGCAAGTAGCTAGAGCCGGGATGGATTTGCTGATAAAGTCAAGAGCATGTCCACCCCGGCAGTGACTCCCCCTCCTGTAGCGTTCCATCTGGTTGATTCAAACCAGCTATGCCCCGTCGACAGAATCCAAGACCCCGTGCGCATGCAGCGCATCAACACTGGCGGCGCGCTCTTTACTGGCTACCAGATGCCTGGTGTTGCGCTAGACGGCAATCCGCTGCAGATTACGAACGTGGTCCCCGCAGTAGTCGCAGACCGCTACTTCCGCGCGCAGCCGCTGTACTGGAAGATCATCCCGGTCGATGCGTCGGGGATGCCCGCCGATCGCGAGATGTGTATCAAGTATTTGGCGTGGCTCGATGTGCGCTATCCGGGGCACAACTTCGCGCAGCTGTACGCAGACTACTTGCATGCGACAGACCCGGTGCTACTTGAGGCCGAGCGGCAGCGGGTACTCAAAGAGCAGAACGCCGAGAACAAGCGGAAGCGACTCGCCAAAGAGGTGTCTGCATGATCGAATACGAGGCAGACGGCGACACCTGGGATGACCTAGAGACGCTAGCTGAGCGCACGCTACCAGCTGCGATCGAGGACGAGATCGTGCAGATGATGGACGAGGGAGCGCAGCGCGCCAAAGCGGCCCCGTTTCTCGATGATACCGGAGAGACGCGGCAAAGCATCCAGGGCGGAATCTTCTCGCAACCCGAGGGCGGCGAAAAGTCTTGGATCGGATTCATTCGCGCGGAGTCTGTGGCCGCTGGGTTTCTGGAGTACGGCACCAAGCCTCACGAGATCCGGCCCAAGAATGCGCGCAGGCTGGCGTTTCAGGGTCCTGCGGGTCTAGTGTTCGCCTCAAAAGTGAATCACCCAGGCACGCGCGCATTGCAGTTTATCAGCGGTGCGCTTACTGAGGACGAGTTTGTGACGCGCATATCCAGGCGATTTGAAAAGGTCATGGGTACATCGTAATGGCTACCGGACGCATACCGTGCAATGAGGACCGTCTACGCTCGCGGTACAGCAACTGCGAAAACCTTGTGCCCACATGGCGTAAGGACAGGCGCGCTCAGATCCTCGCTGAAGCTGCATCCATCGCGGACCCATACGCTAAGCCGGAGCTGTACGACCCGTGGTTCCTGGATGCAGAAGCGGACATCGTGCGCGACCTGAAAAAACTGTCGTCACCAGTCAGGCTAGAAGACTTCTCAAACCTTGGTGATCTGACGCAGGTGAAAGTGTTTAAGACGCTGGAGCTGCTGTTTCGGACCAACAGCAAAGACCCCACCGACAAGTTCGCCGCCGATGCGCTTTTCTATAACGGACAGTACCTAAACGAGCTAGAGGCGCTTCCCATCATGACGGTCGATGGCGCGAACATCAGTGGCGGCGGCGGCTTGTCGAGGCGTTCATGAATCGCGCCACCCCAGCTGCAGACCTCACGATCTCGCCACGCATCGTGCTCGACTACCAAATCGAAGCACTGGCCGCGATCATTCTGCGCCACCTCGGGGATGGCTACATCGCGCCGATACAGCCGAAGATCTGCGAAGGATGGGTAGCGGACTTTAAGCGGACCTACGACAACCCGCAGACTAGGCCGATTCAGACGCTGTTTCGCGCGGACCCCATGAAGGGCAAGAACTTTGACGCCGTAAAAGAGGGTGAAGCATCATGGCCGCTCTTTGCTATCTGGCGGTCAAAGAACGTACGCAGACCGCACACCGCTGGCGTCGATAAAAACACCATGACGGTGAAGTTTATGTGGGTGCTGCCTCCGCACTCCGAGACTGAGCGGATATGGCCGCTGCTGCAGCAGTTCGATGAGCATCTGCGGCGCGTTCTGACCAACACCTTCCGATGCGTGGATGACCGGCGGCTGCTAGATGCTGCTCTCATTCGCGACCTAGGGCTTGGCTGGCAGACCTACGAAGCTGAGATGAGCTATGCCGGTCCTAGTCAGCAGATCATCTACCCGACTCTGAGCGGTCAATTTCAAGTCGAACAATTTTGGGAGCGCACAGTAGTCAATCTAGGCATGGACCTCCCCGCGTTCCATCATGCGTATTTTGAGTACTTGCTGCGCCACAGGCTCGAATCGGGTAGCATCGACGACGCGCGGCTCAATCCAGAGCTTGCATCCCTTAGCGGCTTAGTGCCACCAGACCGAGGAGCAATTTAATGAAGACCCAGAAAGTCAAAGCAGTGCCAGACCGGCTGCTGATTGACATTCAGCGCAGCACGACGCGGAATCGTCACTACGTAGGCTTGCGCGAGTGCAACCGCGGACCGGACGGCAGCCACATCGAAGAGGCATCGCGCGTTCTTCCAGGCGCCCCAGGTATCAGCGTAGATGGAAAAGGGAACTACGTCGCGCAGTCCTCTGACTTGTTCGTGTCTGGCTTTCCTGTTCACCTGACCAACCTGGATGCCAAGGGCGAAGAGATCGTGGCAGAGGTTCCGATCGAAGGTGCGATCGGTCAGTACTTCCGTACAGCGCTGGCCGATGGTGACATCGTAGCCGCGTAACTCACTTACCTAGAGGAGCGAATCAATGTCCATCTCGCCCGCCAACAAAAGACCGGCGATGTTTCTGCAGGTCCAGTTTGGCAAGGGTCCACAAAGCTCCGGTGCGGCACCGCGCAATATCGTGCTCACCGGCTATGCAAAAAAAGTAGGCAGTGGCGTTGCGACCATTGCTGATAACACGCTGTATGGTCCCATTCTTTCCGAGGATGAAGCGGCTGCGCAGTGGGGCTACGCCAGTGAAATGCACCTCGGAGTCCGTGAGGCTTTTGAGGAAAATCAGGATGTCACGTTGTGGGGCGTCAGCTACCCGGAAGCCGTGGGCGGCAACTACGCAGAGCAGACGCTGACTGTCACCAATCCGTCAGTGCTTGGCGGCTCGCTGCTCATTCAGATTCAGGGCTACCTGCGGCTGGTGGAAGTGCCTATCTCTGCTGGCATGTCCGCCAATGATCAAGCGACGGCCATCTACAACGAGATGGTCAAGATCCGCGACCTGCCTGTGTACTGCCCGACGGTGCCCGTAGCCAATACGGTTCTGTTTCGGTGGAATCACAAGGGCGCACGCGGAAACGTGTTCTCGCCACGGCTGGAAGTGTCCGGCATCACTGGCAGCACGTATGCCTTTGGCGTTACGACTGTTGGCACCACTGACTCTGACCCAAGCACCGCGCTCGATGCGCTGGCATCCTTTGGCTGCAAGATCATTGTCTGCCCTGACAACTCCGCAAGCCTTTCCGTGGGCGTTCCGCGTTGGGTCCAGTACGCTAATGACCGCGCAGATCCGCTCATCGGTTTTCGTGGAATCATCGTTGCCGGCCACACTGGCTCGCTTGGTACGGCGACCGTTGTATCGACGGCATGCAATGCCCACCGCGCAACGATCGCATGGTGCAAGAGCGCAGAGATTCAGCCCTATGCACTGGCAGCTCGTTACGCGGTCTTCATCGTCAAGGGCACTGACGAGGACATCGCCGCGAACATTGCCGGTAAGGAGTGGGCGAACTTCCGTGGGCCGGTGCTTAACTCTAACCGCATTACCAACGCGGAAGAGACTGCAGCGCTCAACGTCGGTCTGACCCCGATCAAGACTTTCCCAACGCAGACGACGGTGGGCAAGATCAGCCGTCCCATCACTACGCGGTTTCAGACCGTGGACGGCAATCCTGACTACGCCTGCTTGGGCCTGCAGTGCGTGCTTGTGCCAGACGATATTGCCGACGAGCTAGAGCTAAACGTCCCGATCCATTTCGAAGGCTACAAGCTCGCTGATAGCGACCCCAACGAGCCGAACCAAGACGGCATCCCGAACGTGCTCACGCCGGAACTGTTTGATGACTTTTTGTTCGAGCGACTGCGGGAGCGCGGGGCCAAGGGCCAGCTTGTAAACGTCGAGACGATCATCGCGTCGGGAGCTATCAAGTCCAAGATTCACCCGTCCAACCCGGACCGGCTGCTGACGCCAAACATCCCGCTTCAAGTAATCGGCCACTTCCTCCAGTGGGAAGCGGTCTTTAAGCAAGTCACCAAGGCATAAGGAGATACGCACATGCCAAATCAACCACAAGCCTTGGTGACGTATGCAGCGCAGATGCAGGTCCACATGGCAATTCGTGGATCGAAAGTGCAGTACTTGGCCGACCTAAACACGGTCGAGATCAAGACTGCCAACGGCGCGCAGCCAGTGTTCACGTTTGGTGCCGACAATCAGCGCGGAGGTCTAGCTGGAAACTCAGCTGGCCCCGTAACGAACATGGTGACGTTTCAGTCGGCACATCGAGTCGATGGCGGCGGCGATGTGGACTGGCTCGACATCATCCAAGAGGCCAAAAAGCTCACCCTGTATTTTTACTACAAGGGCGACACATCGGGGCAGCGGTGGCGGCTTGAGGGCTTTCCTCAGAGCCTCGACCAAAAGGCACAGCTAGCAAGCCCCAGTGCAGACTCGATCGTCCTTATGTGCGGACGAGCTACCAAGGCGCGCTAAGACATCAGGCAGGAGTAGGCGATGAAGATTAAGACCGCACCGACCAAGGCTGCATCATCGGAAGATAGGCGACAGCTCGCACAAGGCATGCGCGAAGAGCTGGCAAAGGAGCGCGCCGAGTCCTCTGCTATCGAGGCGCTGAAGCTGGGAGCGCAGCGCTACGAGTGGTTCCCCTGGCCAGACTGCCCACAGCAGACTTGGGTACCGATACGCACATGCACCATCCCCGAGATTGCAGACGCAGAGATCAGAGCACACAAGCGATGCGAACTTGCAGGCAGACCCGGTGACGATGACATTTACACGCGCGAGTACCGGCTGCATCTGCTGAGCTGCGCGATCCTAGATGGCTACGCCACAGAGACGGGCCTTGCTTCCGATGGAACCATCCAGCTCGACAAGCACCTAAACGATGTCGATGGGCAGATGTTCTCGGATGCTCGCCACCTGGAAACATCCATCAGTGGCCAAGCTGCATTCGATACGCTCTACTCAGCCTACCTGACCGTATCCCGGACATCGGCACCGCTGAGCACACTGCAGATGCTTGGACAGGAAAAGAAGTACCTGGAGCTGCTGCAAGCTCTAAAAAAAAAGCCAGGACCGATCGACTGGACCGAGTTCTCAGCACCGGAGCTAATGGGATTTGCGACTTTTTTGGTCGATGCCTTTCCCTTCCCAGGCGGCGATTCCCAGGCCTGACTTACGACCAAGTGAGCTACTGGGACATGCTCAGGCTTGCGCCCGATGATCCATACCTCGCATCCACCGAAGAAACGCAGCAGGCCGCGTACAAGACAGACTTCCGGCCCGCATCTTGGCGACCATTTAGCCCGCACCCATCTGAAAGCCCACAGGAATAAACCACCATGGCGACGGTAGAGGTACGGTTCAAAGTCCGCGACTCAGGCGAGTTCAAGAAAAAGATCGCTGAGGACAAAAAAGAGGCGGAAGGGCTCATCGACAAGATCAAACAGGCTGGCACTGCTGCCGGGTCTACGCTGCTGCTTTCTCTCAAGGAAGCGCGGACGGTCATGAACACGCTAGGCGGAGACACAAAGCAGTTTGAGTCCGCCATGGTGAAGGCTGGCGTGCCGATGCGCGACGCGAAGTTGATCGCGTCTCAGCTCAACAAAGAGCTGAATGCTTCGCGCAAAGAAGTGCTGGGGATCGCCAGCGGCTCCGACAAGCTAGCCGGTGCAATGAAGCTGGCTGCGTTTGGCGCGCAAGCGATGCACCAAGCCTTCGCCAAAGCGGAAGAGAAGCTGCAGTCCATTATCAAACTCGGCAAAGTGAAGGGCCTAGAAGAGAGCACCGCAGACGCTATGGAGCTGCAGAAAAAGTACGACCAGCTGCAGCGAAGCATGGTTCTTACGAATGACCCTACGAAGTTTGCACAGGTCAGAAAGAACATCGAAGAGGCTTCGATTCTGCACAACACGCCGCAGGCTCAGCTAGTGCAGGCTGTGGCGCTGGCCCAAGAGACGAAATCAGCGGGCTTAGAGCTGGCCTACAATGACAAGGGCGCGCTTCTCAATCGGCTGGCTAAAGCTGCCTATGCGCAGGACATCTCACCTGAGGAGTATGGGCAGTTTGTGAACAGCCAAGTCGTGTCGATGAAGGACTTGGGCCTGAAGACCAGCGCGGAGCTTGATCAGAAGCTGGCTATCACGCGCGCTGGCGAGCAAGAGGGCGCACTGAAGGCCCGCGACATCGACCTCAGGGGCGGCACTGCCATCGCTCAATTTATGGGCATGCGCAAGACTACGGGCCTGACTGGCTTTCGTGAGGGCCAAGCGCTGCTGCAAGCCATCGCCGACGCGCCCGGTGTTTCTGGCAATGCCGACAAGACCGTCAACCTTGCAGAGAACTTGCTCGGGAAGTTCGCTGACCCCAAGACCAACGAGCGCATGAAAAAACTGACCGGCGTGTCTATGCGCGACAAAGACGGCTATCTGCGCGACCCGGTGCAGTTTTTGGCAGAGTTTGCAGTCTCACAGAAGGGCGGCAAGTTCAAGCTGCCGCAAACCGACGCAGACTTGATTGCCGCCGAGAACGATCCAAAGAAGGCGTCTAAGTACAAAGACTTTTTCGAGATCTTCACCGATAAGCAGGCCCGCGAAGGCTTCATTGCGTTATCCCGTGGCCGCGAGAAGTTCCGTCAGCTGCGCGATGTGAGCGTAGGAGCTGGCCGCGACATCCTAGATAGCAACTACGAGCACCGCACGCGCACGCAAGAGGGCGAGCTGCAGTCTCAGCAGATGCGCGACGAGCTGACGCACTCCCGTAAGCTGGCCGAGAAATTCTCCTACATCAGCAACGTGTCAAACGTCGTAGGTAGAGTGCGCGCTGAGTACCCAGGACTAGCAACCGGTGTCGAGTTTGCAAGTGACGTTGCAGGAATCGCTGGACCAAAGGCCAAGGCGGCTGTGCAACTTGCAGGTGCTGGCGGCATCGCACTAGCTGGCGGCGCGAACATGAGTTCCCCGCGTGAACAGATGGTGGCTACCGAGCGCGAGCAATCACGAAAGACCGCAGAGGAACGGCGCAATCAGCTCGCAGCCAGCGAAAAGCAGCTAGCAGAACTGACGGCTAAGGCGCAAGAGATGGGCATAAACGTCAACGTCAATGTCCAAGTCGCCGACGGTCTATCCGCCAAAGTCACCAGCGAAGCCAAGAAAACGAGCAAGGCCGCAAAATCTGGCACTCGACAGAACAAACGGGCTGGGCAAAACTAAGCGCCATGACATTTTTGTTAGCGGCAGTAATGCAAGACATCCCGGTAGTCGGGGACGTGATCGAAAAAGTCGCGTCATGGAAGAATCTAGGCGCTGCCGCTGGCGTCGTCGTGATTATCTTAGGCTTGGACTGGCTAAGGCGTAGAGGCCCGGACCTGGATCAGCAGTCGCACGAGGAGACAAAGCGGCTGCTGATTACCAAGCTCGCGGACGCAGCGATGAAGCTCGCAGAACTTGCAGAACACGTATTGAGATCGGCACCACTGAGTGCCAACAAAAAAGACGGTAGCGAACAAGAGGGCAGCAAATGACCGCAACGAAACACAAACCGGTAAGCCTTGCGTCGCTCGGGGGGATGGCGATTGTGTCCATCGCATTCCTGCAGATGTGCGCTGGGGCTGAGCACGAAGACCAAGTGCAGATTCCACGCAGGCGCACGCTTAGGGCTGCAGTGCAGTCGAGCGAGCCAGTGCAGACGCAGCCATCGGCATCCACGGCAAAGCAGTGCTACCCGGCATGTATCAGCCCCAAGTTCTGCAGCAACGGCGAGTGCGCGCAAAAGGTGCAGTCCAAAGAGGAACCCAGCCCCACGGACATGGGCCACCAGCGCGGCTTTCTATTCGCAGAAGACCCAGGACGCCTGAAGCCCGGCGAGCTGCCGATGAAGCTCATTTCCGAAACGCAGCCACCTTCCCCTTGACTGCTGCTGCAGCGGCGTCTAGTCTTTCTATGCGCCTGTACTCCTGCCGGTGTCTATGCGCGGCCCCGCCCCGTCCTTAAACAGACGGGGCGGGGTTTTTAGTTTGTGCCTAGCGCTTCCCGTCTACCGCTGTTACCTTTGCTAAATGGCTGACGAGGCAAAGTACAGGGCACCGGTCTACTACGACGGCATAGGACCATTTCCCATCACGCAGTGGGACGAGTCCGGCTTTCTTATGGAGTGGTCCAAGTACCGCGCACCTCACCGCCGATACCAGGATGCCGAAGCGCTTTCGGTCGCGCCGCTGGTGATCACCGGCAAGATGTCGTTTATCAACGGCGTCGATGGGTACGAAAACCAGTGGCCGCAGAAGTTCATGCAGATGCGGAGGCGCTGCCAGCTGCCTCGCAATGGGTACTTGCGGCATCCGCTGTACGGCGAAGTCTACGGCCACTTTTCGCAGTTCACGCCGAGCTATGACACGTCTGTTCTCAACGGCTGCAATGTGGCCTACGTGTTCGAGCAAGTGCTTGACCCCAACGGTAAGCAGCTCGATATCGTCGAGAACAATCCGCTGGCCGGTGCGAAGTCTGCAGCTGCTGCAGTTGACCAAGCCGTTGCAGCGCTCGCAGCCCCAGCGCCTACTCGATTCAGTCCAATTCAAGGGTCCTTCGCTAACGTGCTGTCGCAGATCAGTCAGGTGGAAAACCTACTGCAGACGCCCGTACCGCCTAACCCGCAGATCCCACAGTTTCCGTCGCGCGCCATCGTCAACATTGCCGCGAAGCTGCCGCCATTTACTGAGCTAGTCGCTAGCTTTGAGGAGTTCCTGCAGAATGAAGAGGCCACGTTCGATGACATCAAAGCGCAAGCCGATCTGGTCAAGGCGCGGTTCGCTGAGATTCTTGACACCGCAGAACTACAGCTCGCTGAGAACGCAGAAGTCCTTCAGCAAGTTACGAGCGTGCAATCTGATGTGGTACGTGCTGGCCTAGAGGCGCAAGAGCGAGCGGCGCGGCTTATCGAGTACCCGATTGACCGCGATATGACCCCGTGCGAAGTGTCCATGATCCTGTACGAAGACCCATCGCGCGGCGACGAGATCATGCGGAACAATCCATTTGACGGGACGCAGTACCCAGCGGGCTACGTAATCAGGTTTTTGGATCTCTAATGGCCGACGAGAGCAATGTCCGGCTAGTAGTCGCATCTGGGCCATCGCGCAGTATAGGCGAACGGCTGTCGACATGGACTGAGTACGAGTTCAACGAAAGCCTGTTCACCCCGGCCCATCACTTTTCCTTCAGGCTGGGCCTCACCGGAGCTGGCAACGATGTTCCGCCAGAGCAGTACATCGAGCGGGTCTGCGCGCTTACGGTGCCTGATGCCATCGTTAAGCTGGAGCTGGATGGCATCCTACTTGGCACTGGAATCATTAGCGAGCAAACGATCGTCGAGGACAACGAAGGCAACGCCTACATCAAAGTGCAGGGCATGGACCCCGCATCGCTGCTGCTGAGCAACGAAGTAGACCCCAAGCTCAAAGTGTCATCGCTAACCACGCTTCCCGAGATCGCCGAAAGCATCTTAGCTCCATATCGCGGCAAGGGCCTAGACCTGCAGATCGTAGCCGATGACATAGCTAACCGGTCGCTGCTGACAGGAAAGCGAATCGCAGCGCAGAAGACGATCAAGACCTCTCGCGGCGCTGTTGATGTCGGCGGCGCGCGGACCGGATTCGTCAAAGCCACGCTAGCCGATGTGCAGCCCCACCCAGGAGAAACGGAATGGGACTTCCTCCACCGGCATGCGGAAAACCTAGGAGTCATACCGTACTTTATGGCCGACGGTAGCCTGTGCTTTGTTGCGCCAGACTACGACCAAGATCCGCTGTACCGGATCACGCGCATGCGCTCCAATCCTGACCGCTCCAATGTGCTGAGCGGATACCGGCGGCTATCCAACACAGCTACGGCCACCAGCGTGCATATCCTAGGGCGCGGGTCGCTGTATCGGAGCGCGGACCCCAACGTCAAGCACCGATCGAGCACGAAGGCGAAGCCTAAGATCGCGGGTATTGCCAACACCACCAAGCCGTTTATCTGGCCCCGTCGGCGCTTCCTTCGTGACACAAACCCCACGAACGCCGATGAAGCCAACCGACTGGCGCAGCGGGCGCTTGCGATGCGCAATGCCAACGATGTCACGTTCAACTACATCGTGCGCGGCCACCGAAACACCGCGAACTACGCCTACACCACAAACACCATGGCGCTGATTCTCGACGAGATGCCGCGACCCAAGATTGACGAGCCCGCGCTTATCACCAGCCGAGTGCTGCGCAAGTCTCGCGATCTGAAGAACGCCACAACAACAGAACTGACCCTAGTGCCAAAAGGCGCTATCGTGCTCTAAGCCATGCTCGAAGAATCAGACTTCTGGAAGTTCTATCTCGACGACGTAGGCGAAGTGCGCGGGTCAGGCGTGTACAGCGATGGGTCGCAGATCGAAAAACGCCGCCTGCTGCAGCCGCCTGGGTTTCAGACGTTCCCGGTGGATGCCAGCGAAAGCGCACCCCTGGACGGCCTAGCGTGGCGCGAAGGAAACACGACAGAGATCGTGGCACTGTCGGACCGTGACTCCGTAGCAAAGCTGCCAAAGATCTTGCGCGGGCAGAGTCGCATGTACTCTCTCGATAAGTCGCCACAGCTGGTATCGGTAAAGTCAGACGAGATTCTAGTCGGCAAGGGTGCGACTCGGGGAATAGCTCGCCTGGATGATGAGGTGGGCGGGGTCACGGTGACAATCGCGGGGACTCAGACCAACGCGACGACCTTCAGCATTACGTTTACTGTCGTCGATGCCAAGGGAACGACCACCATAATCGGCCCGTTTGTCATCGTGGGCGTTATGGCGTCGTCCCCTCTACTGAAAACCATCAAAAACATCTCAAAGATTACGACTGCCTCGACGCTTGGCAAGGCTGAATAGCTACTCTACGCCTAGTGTTCCGACAGGTATCAAGCTGCTAAGGTCAGCGCCCATGGTGTAGTAGTTTCGGTCCGGCGTTCCCGTCTGAAATGTGACGCACTCCCCGCCTGTGTTCGTATAGATCATCTGCGGCGTGGTGCTTCGGCGAAGTCTGAACGCCACGGCTCGATTGACGCATCCGATGTAGCTGCTAGGAGCTGCGACATACCAGACGCCGATCATCGGCTCGGGCGATAAGCAAGACCGATATTCTGGCGTTTCCCAGTAGACGCGAGACTGGCAGGCCGAGTCCGTAAAATATGGCAGCACGGAAGCAACCACAGGCCCTACGGGCGCGCATGCGTACTGACCCAGCACGCCCGACTCCTCGAATGCGCACTGCACTGGCACGCCCACGGCCTTGGACAGCTCGACTGCATGCACCTTCTGGCCTAGCCGGACCCGAGCACCGCCAGCGCTGGCCACCCACAACAGGCGCACGTCCTTTCCTGATGAGTCAGGACCGGCTGGCACCTGTACAAGTTTGACCTCCGATTCGGCCATGTCTGGCCCTGCAGGCGGCACATATGGCCCCTGCCCGCCTACTACCCCACAGGCCGACAGAAACAGAGCTAGCGATACGGCAAGTGCTTTGCGCATGGTGTTGAAATCCTCTCAGTGATAGGTTAGGCCGGTGACAAAACGAGACTACCACCGTGGCTAGACTTGCGCGAATCTCAAGAGTACTTGACCCTACTACCCGCGACTGGGTGATCGTCAAGGGACAGCGCAAGGTCGATGACTCGCTCATCTCGCGCGTGCTGTTCCTGGTCGCGCTCGAATACAACAGCTCGCCAGCGTTTCCCGGCTTAGGCTCAAAGCTCCACGAGATCAAGAAAATCACCGACGACATCGACGTGGTTATCAGCCAAGAGATTGAGCGCTGCCTAAAGCCCATGGTCGATGAGGGCGAGCTGACAGACCTTCTGGTCACTACGACCGTTACAGGCCGCGACAGAATCGACCCAGCAATCGAAACCAAGGTCAGCTTTCGCGATGCCGCAGGCAGGCCGCAAAGCACAAAGTTTGAGGTACAGCTCTAATGGCCGACGAGTACGTAATACCAAAGCTCGACGAGATACGTAATTACGTTAAAAACGTCATTCAGAAGCTGCTGCCCGAGGCGTCGCTGTCGGTCGGTTCAGACTACGACCAGCAAAGCCGCGTTCTTTCCGTGGTGCTGCTGCCGATGTTTGGCCATATCAAGTTCGCGCTGCAGCAGATATTTCCGAACACCTCGTCTGCGCAGTACTTAGCCCAGCACGGAATCAAGCGCGGTATCGCACGAAAGGACGCAGCCAAGTCGTCAGGCTTCGCGCTGTACCGTGGCAGCAATCTAACTGTGCAACCGGCAAACGCCATCCTGTCTGACCCGTCCGGCGTACAGCTCAAGACCACCTCAGCACAGGTTGTGTCGCTGGCCGTCTGGGCAAACAAGACCGTTGTGGCGTATGACCCGCTAGTGCCGAACACCGTCGTCGTGTCCAACGTGACAGGCATGTCAATCGGCGACATCTTCGGCATCAATACAGACTACTACGCGATCAAAGACCTGCCTGGGTCCGGGGCGCTGGTCATCCATGGCCGCTTTAAGACCGCGCCAGTGCCAACAGTCGATGAGCTGTACCCTGAAGCCGGGGCGCTGCTGCCTATCGAAGCGCTGACAGCTGGCGCTATCGGCAACCTGGACTACGGCACGATTCTGGAGTTTGCATCTCCGGTCGAGAACCCCACCTGTGAAGTGCAAGAGCTAGGCGGTGGCGCAGATCAGCAGTCGCTACCCGAGTGGGCGCGCGTCATGCAGGACTTTGACGCCGAGCGCCCAGCCGCAAATAACCGAGCACAGGCGCTGCTGCTGATGCTAGAGCAGCCCGGCGTTGCAGAAGGCTTTGTCTACTCCGAGTTTAGAGGCCCTGGCACCGCAGACCTAGTGCCGCAGGGCGTGCGCTTTGCTCGGCACCTTGGCATCGTGCGCATAGGTGAGATTCAGACCGCCATCGCCCCGCTGCCGCCTACTGATGGCAATCCTGGGTACGTAGCTATCGGCGGTCATGACTGGCTATTCACCGACTTTATGGATCAGTTTGTACCGGTGGACATCCGGCTCACCGGTGGCCCTGGCTATGGCCCCGACTGGCTAGGCACGCTCACTGCCGATGTGGGATGCACCACGCTACGGATCAACACCACGATCGACCCGCGTGGCTCGGTGGCCGTGAAGTCCCGCGTCGTGATTCAGTCCGGCCCGCCGACGTTTCTTGAGCAGCGCGAAGTGATCAGCGTTGACGCTACCGGCTTTAACGTCGCCCCAGCCTTCACCGTGGTACCGGTAGCTGGCGCTACGATCTGGCCGGGCTCAAGCCTAATTGAAGGCGTGCGCGACAACATCCTAGATATGTTTGCAAACCTGGGGCCGGGCGACACCAGCCCGCCGACGCGCTACCCAGCGCCCACCACCCGAGCCCCTGCAGAGCTGACGGTCAACCTTGTGCATTCCGTGGTCAAGGCTGTGACCGGCGTATCCAACGCAGCGATAATCAGCCCCCCATCCGATATCTCACCAGCCCCTAAGACTCAGTGCGCGCTCTTGAGTCTTGTACTCCGATACGCCTAAAGGAGCCCCGAAACATGGCACAGCAAGTACACGCCGCGTATATGTCCCCAGCTGCAGCTGCAGCGCACAACTCAACTCACGCCGCACTGTCTAGTGGGTTTGCTCACTACGACGGCCCAGAATACAACGCAGACACACTGCTGCCTGCGTTGCTCGGTAGCGGAAACCCGTCCACCTTGGCCGAAGCTGCAGCAATTATCCTAGCTGGCAAGGACTATATCAACGGTCACTTCGCTCTAGCTGACATCGTGGTCAGTGACGAGATCTATGCGCATAAGGTACCGGACGCCGCGCACACCATCACCGCGACCATGAATCCGTGGGCACCGATCGAGACGGCGCTATCAGAAGCTGCGCGCCTATTGGTCAACGATGCGACGGCCAAGTACGAAGCGCACCGCCTGAACACTGGCGGCGTCTGGCACGCTGCAGTCGATACGGTCAACAACGTGGGCACGCCTAACAGCTTTAGCGCGCTCGAATGGACAGACATCAAAGGCGTCGAGCGCACGAACTTACTGAAGGCGCTGTGGAATGATCACGTCGTGCTGACTTCCGGCGGCGTTCACTGGGGACCTGACACGGGCAACCAGATCACTGCAGTCAATGCGACGTACGATGCCGTGGATGGCCCCGACTGGATCAAGTGGCTGGCGCTGCTGGCTGACCTGCGGACCAAGTTCATTGCCCACCCGCCGACGGCTTCTCATGCGCTGGCCGACAATACCAATATCGTGAGCGCTGCGCTTCCGTCTGTACCGGCTGGCACGTTTGACTTGGTAAACGACGAGCTGACGCAGTGGAACTTGCACGTTCCAAGCACCACGTATCATGCCATGGCCGACGCTGGATCGCAGACCTCGATCACTTCAGTGGCCACGCTTGCCGACATGCTCGCAGCGGCGCAGCAGCTGTACACCAAAGTGCTTTCGCACGTCACCGCTGCGCCTATCTCGCGCGCTGTCAGGATCGTCGTCTAGGTAGCTTGGTCCCATAGATCCAGTACACCAGCACAAGCTCACGGGGCTGGCCGAGTTCATCCGCCAGCGCCTGTGTCACCTGTAGCATCGTATCGACCCGCAGCTTCCCCCCGCGCTCAGCATTGCCGATGGTCGCAGAGTTTCGCACCGTCGGCGATCCGATCTTGGCCTTGGCTGATAGCTGGTCCCGTGTCAGCCCTGCGTTCTGGCGTAGTTCAGTCAGTCGTAGGCCGCGTTCTTTGAGTGTCTTGGCAGTATCCATCCATCAGATGATGCGCATCAAACGCGATGGCGCAACGGAAAACTTCCACGCGCGACCAGTACCAGCGACGGACCGCAAAAAATAATTCACGCTTGCTGAAATAGTGCTTGCACAGCGCGTCGGAACGGTGCAGAGTCTTATCCATGGACGCAGCGCTGGTCCGAACCCAAACCGGAGACACCACGATGTTTACTCTAGCTCTCATGTTCGACGCCTCAATTAATGCCGATCGATTCACCAGCGC